TCAGGGATCGAAGAAGGTACTCTTCTGCTTCTCCCACTCCACCGGAAAGGGATTCATCAATGTGGCAAGGGTGATCTCTGGCCCTTGCCTGCCGTCGAGGATCGCCTCGACGATTGAAGGCGACAGCAGCGTCAGGCGCAAGACTCGGCTGACATAGGAGGCGGTGATCTTTTCAGCCGCGGCAATGTCCTCGATGGTGGTGTGAACGCCAGTTTCCAACAGCTTGCGCCAGCGAAAGCCACGGGCGATTGCCTTGACCATGGTGTTATCGACCCGAGCGCGCGGCGGTGCCCATGATGGTGCACCATCGGGCAGGACGATCTGCTTGCGCCCGCCACGCCTTTTGAACGATAGCGGCACATGCACGGTGATAATGTCGTCATCACGCGTGACGGTCATAGCTACGCTGCCTTCCTGCTGCTTGCGCCTGTCTGATCTGGACGAACGGCGCCCAGATCAGCAACAAGGCTGGCCAAGCCCAGCGTGCGCAGGCGGATGGCAAGGCCATCAACGGCTAGATCAACCCGCTCGACCAGAAGCTGGACAATACGGGCCTGCTCGGCCGGAAACAGTTCGTCCCAGATCGGATCGAGCCGCTCCAGCGCATCACGAACCTCGGCCTCTGGCAGGTGTTCGATTTCCGCTCGCGCCGCACGCCATGTGCCGATGATGATTTCCGGGACACGCAGAAGCCCACGCAGCTGATCAATGACTGCGCTCTCTACCTCTGCGGCCGGCACACGAGCAATCGGACAGGCATCGGCCCCGCGTTTCAGCACCGATTGGCTGACATAATAGCGATAAAGCTTGTGGCCCTTCTTTGTGTGGGTCGGCGAGAATACAGCGCCGTCAGGGCCAAAAATCAGACCTTTCAATAGGGCCGGCGTCTGCGCCCGCGTATTGCTGGCGCGTTTGCGTGGGCTGGTCTGAAGAATGGCATGAACCTTGTCCCAAAGAGCACGATCGATGATCGGTTTGTGCTCGCCAGGATAGCTTTCGCCCTTGTGTACGGCCTCGCCGATATAAACCCGGTTGTTAAGCAGCTTGTAGAGAACACCCTTATCGACCAGTTTTCCCCGGCGGGTGCGAACATTCTCGGCAGCCAGAGCTTTTGCCAAAACCGTTGCCGAGCCGATGCTTACAAACCGCTCGAAGATCATGCGCACCGTGGCAGCCTCGGTTTCCTCGATTACCAGCTTGCGGCTTTCCACCCGATAGCCCAGCGGAACGACACCGCCCATCCACATGCCTTTCTTGCGACTGGCGGCAAACTTGTCACGAATGCGCTCGGCGGTGACTTCTCGCTCAAACTGGGCAAAGGATAGCAGAATGTTCAGCGTCAGCCGGCCCATCGAGGTGGTGGTGTTGAACGACTGGGTGACGGAGACGAAGGTGACGCCATTTCTGTCAAACACCTCGACCAGCTTGGCGAAATCCGCCAGCGAGCGGCTGAGGCGGTCGATCTTGTAGACCACTACCACATCAACCAGCCCGTCCTCGATGTCGTCGATGAGCCGCTTCAATCCGGGCCGTTCCAGCGTGCCGCCAGAAATGCCGCCGTCATCATATTGATCGCGGACTAGCACCCAGCCCTCGGAGCGCTGGCTGGCGATATAGGATTCGCAGGCCTCCCGCTGGGCGTGCAGGCTGTTAAATTCCTGCTCCAGCCCTTCCTCGGAGGATTTGCGGGTGTAGACCGCACAGCGCAGCTTACGGACAAGCTTCGATTTTTCGGGGGACTTGGTCATGTCCGCCTCCTGTGGTTCTTGAGGCCGAAGAAGGTCCATCCGTTCCAGCGGGTGCCGGTGATGGCGCGGGCGATAGCCGACAGCGACTTGTAGGGGCGTCCCTGCCATTCAAAACCATCGACCAACACGGTAACTGTGTGCTCGATGCCCTGCCATTCGCGGATCAGGCGGGTTCCGACAATCGGTCGATCATCGACACGATTGCGGCGTACCATCAAGCTGCCGCCATCAAGCTGTTCACCCAAAGCTTCAAGCCGTTCGATTGTCGATGGCTTCAGCCCGCCATAGGCCAATTCCTGAATACGATAGGCCAGCCTGCTTTCGAGATAACGGCGGTTGAAGGCAGGCGGTTCGCTGTCGAACAGATCGCGCCACTGCTTTTTCAGTTCCGGCGTCGTCGCCGTCTTCAGCGCCACCAAGCGCGCAGGAATAGGATCATGTGTCGTCATCAAATTCTCCGGTGAGTTGGAGTTGCATAACGGCATCGGTCGGGCGTGAAGTGAAGGCAACTTTCTCCACTATCTTCAACAAGATGACCACCTTCACGCTGACGCAGTCGAATGATGCCGCGTGCAAGCAAATGGCACAGTTCGGCATGACGTTCGGTGGATGTCATGCGATCAGGTGGCAACGGATTTGGAATATTCATGTCTGAAATGGTCGCTTTTTTGATGGTGCTGGCACCGATCAAAAGCCATTCCAGATCTGGGTTTGGGACATTTCCTATCGACGTAAGATTGAAATAGGAACAAAAAACGAACATTTGGCTTGCGGCCAGATGCAATCTCCATGATTATCGCATGCTGAATCAATCATGACCAGTTGGGAGGTGAGTTCATGGCACGCAAGGTTCTTTCAATCAGCCCGTCGTCACTGCATGTGATTGAAACCGCGCCCCTCGACCTTGCGCACAAGATAATTTTACTTCGGGAAGGTGAAAATGAACCTGACTTGGATTTGGGCGAGTTCTCTGGCGATACGGTGGATACAGATGAAGCCCGTGAGGAGGTCATCAGCAACCTGAGTAAATTTGATCGAGAGGACCTGCTGCCGCTGGATGAACGATGCCTGCGGATTCATCGACTAGCCGAAGGCAAGGGCGTTGCCTCACTTAATACGGTTGCAGGACAACGGCTCAGCGATGATCAACACACGGCATATGAGAACCAACTGGATCCACTGTGCCGAAGCATCTGGATGTATCTCAATTTTAAAGAAGCTTTCGAGGACGCCGAAAGCTTCCACATGGCCCGGCAATTCCGCGATTACGGCAAAATGTATGATGCGTCTGAGATTGATCTCGATATGCCCGTCGCACTCGACGCGGCATCAGTCGATGAAGAAGCGCTTGCTTTGGCGATTAACAAGCTGCTGGAATTGAAAGAAGACTGCATAGTGAGTGCTCTGGATTTGCCAGCAACAGGCACACATCCAGCGTCGCTCATGCTGATCGTCCGACATGGTGGATCACGGACGAGCGTCATTGATCATCGTGGCGGCGGTAGCCGCAGAAAGGTCTATTTCCGACCACCAGACGATGCGACGCTGATCTACACCCCTGAGTTGAGGCAGATTGAGATCTGTGCAGCCAGTCCAGCGGTACGTCAGAAGGTTGGAGAATGCTTCGCAGAGGTTGCCCTCGGTCACGACATCTCGACGAAGCCGCTTACCTGGAAGCGTTTTGATCTATCCCGGTTTCGCACATCCCTGATGTTGCCTTTGCCAGAGATTGACGGGTTCGAAATTCTTACAGCCAGCGTCATTGAGGTGGAGCTACGTCTTGGTGACTGGAAGCGGAAACTCTCGCTCAGGGTCGCAATTCATGATGACATTACTTTCGTTGCCGACAAATACCTCGGCGCAAACAATCTCTTTACGCGAGCCGAGGATTTCAGCCGGGTCGGCATCGCCATTCGCTATTATCACGTTGAAAAGAATCGCGAAGGCACTCTAAACATCGCTATTACCGGGAGTAAGGGCTGCAACCTACAAAGCAACAAGGATCCCGACCAACGCAGCCTCGGATACGCGCTTTTAAGGGCCTGGGACATCCTGAGCACGTTCAAGGAGATCGAGACAGCCGAACTGCACACCATGTTCCCCGAGCTTGTCGCGCTTTTTGATCGTGCCGAAGACCATGTAACCGGTGCTTATCTACGCAATGCCGGCCTTGACCCTCGCCAGTTGATTGAAGGCGGCCTGCTAGAACGCAGTGGACGCCAGGAGATCGTCCTTATCGATGGTGAGGATACCGACGATGAGGCATCCGTCAAACCATCCTCAGCAAAGGGCATGGTGCAACTGACCGGCAGCTTCGGCGAAGATCATGGTACACGACCCGCCGCTGATTTCGATTTGTATGAACTGAACCCACAATGGCTTCACGAAACGCTGATTAAGCTCATTAAGCCGTTGCTTTCGACCAGCACCCTACAAGTTCTAGATGCTGACCTGGCATTTTTGGGATCACTACGAGATGAAGGAGCCGATGTGCCGATCTATTTTGCACGACGCCTCGATAATCTGAAGTCTGTGGTAGCTCTGGATGTCATATTACGCGGCTGTCAGGACGCAGGCGTTGGTATTGTTCTCTCGGCTGGGAAGACAGGCCTGGCACATCTAGGGCCAAATGTCGTCATGCCGATAGCGGAGGTTTTCCGTCAAGGAGAGGCTGACAATACCAAAACAGCGATTCTACAGCGATTTACAGCAGGTCGGTGGTTGGCACTCGGTGGTGCAGAGGTGACATTGGCTAAATACGGATCTCAATCCGCAATGCTGTACATTCCAGGAAAAATCCCACTTCCGGTGTTGGGCTTCAAGCAAATCATGATATTCGAGCGCTTAGTTGCCGCACACAAGTCTGGCAGCCCAGACGTACCAACGGGTGCACTAATCGAAGGAAGCGGCGTACGGAGTCCAGCTGATGCATGGCCTAGCGCAACGCGAAAAACTGTTGTCGGAATTTACATGGAAAACAGCCGTCGTGGCCATTGGCGGTTAAAAATCGACGGATCAGTTCACTCCGGATGAATATCGGACGCTGATCCGACATATCGGGGGCGACGGTCCGACATTTCGCTGATTATTAGAAGTGCTCACTCAATCTAGAGGAGCACTTCCATGCCGACTCCCTTCCCCCCGTGCCAAGCAGCCCCAACGAGCTGGTCCGGCACCGCGAATACCAACCCCACCACTACAAATCCGTACTGGCGCTGCACGCGCTGTGACAAGCTGCTCGGCGTCTGCCGGGACGGCCGCATGCACCTGCGCTTCGCGCGGGGGCACGAGTATTTCGTGGGCTTTCCGGTTCAGGCCACCTGCCGCGGCTGCGGCACGCTGAATCACACGACCGCGCCCACGCGCTGACGCGCGCATTCTTCTTCCTCTTCCGAAATCGCAGAGACGCACGACGTCCTGACCTGGCCACGAGAAGGCGCCGGACGCCTGGCCGTAAGGCAGGCGTTCGATGTCTCTCGCGTGGCACGCAATCCGTGATCACCTCATGCATACCTCTTCCACCCTTCACTTCCAGCGCAATTTCGACGCCATCCGGCATGTGCAGGCCGCACTCGCACCGTTCCGGGATCCGGCGGCTCTGCTGGACGGGCTGCACCGCACCTCCGGCGATCAGGGCCAGAAGAACCTGATCCTCGCCACGCTCGTCGAGGTAGCGCAGAGCGACGGGCCCGTATCCGGTTGTGCGTTGACGATGCTGTTGCTCGCACTCTGGCCCGGCCTCGACGCCATCCGGCGCCGATCGATCTGGCGCAGGCTCGGCACCGCCGACGAAGTAGCGTCCGATGTTCTGGCACGCACCACCGAGGTAGTCCGCAGGCTCGATCTCGGCCGCGTCAACTGGATTGCGGCCACGGTGCTGCGCAACGTCGAGCGCGACATGATCCGCGTGCGCCAGCGCGACCAGGCGCGCGAACGTCTCGCAAGCGGCGCCGACCCCGACGAGGTGGCGGACAGCGGTGAAAGTGGCATCGGGGCGACCGGGTACGAGCAGCTGAACCGCATCGTGCGGAAGCTGCTCGGCGGCGATGCCCTGCTGGTAATCCGCGTGGCGATCGAAGGCTTCTCGCAAGCCGAGGCGGGAGCTGAACTGGGTCTCACCGAGGCTGCCGCCCGCAAGCGCTACCAACGCGCTATGCGGCGGCTGCACGACGCCCTCGAGGAAATCCCCTGAGCCGATGTCCCGATCCGGTGCCGCCGGTGGCTTTTCCCATTCGAGCGCCCCGAGCGCCTTCCCTCCAACCGAAAGCAGACACGCATGAACCGCACTGCCGATCTGTCGCTCGAGGATTTCAGGCGTCTTCCGGGGCTCTATCGCCGCTGGGAGCTGACCGAGGTCTGCGAGCCCAACCGCAACTACCAGATCGAGGACGCCGGCGCTCATGCCGACGGGACGCCGCTCTTGGCGATCTACGTCGCCGAGCCCGCGCCCGACGTCAACGGGGCCGCGTGATGGGCCTCCTCGATCACATCATCTCACGGAGAAACGCCATGCCGGACCAGCCGGACGACATCACCCGTCTTCGAGCCGCTAATTACGCCCTTGATGACCTTCCCGAGACCATCGCCCTTCCGCAGCGCGCGGGTGACGAGCCGCGTGAGCCGCTGCCGGTCATCGAGGCGAGCGTTTACGAGATCGCCTTCGCGGTCATCGAGGCAGAAACCGAGAGCACGGCCGCCTACCGCCGCGCCGACGCGCTCAAGCAGCTCTACAAGCTCGCCCGGGAGGCGGGGTGCATCGGCACCGACCGTGCCGCCGTGGCGGTGCTGAAGAAGGAGAGCAAATAGTGTCCCTTCCCATTATCACCATCGACGAACGGATGGCAGCACCGCGCAGTATCAAGGGCTGCATCTTCGGCAAGTCCGGCATCGGCAAGACGTCGCTGCTGTGGACGCTTGATCCCGCCACCACACTGTTCATGGATCTGGAAGCCGGTGATCTCGCCATCGAGGGCTGGGCCGGCAATACGATCCGTCCGCACACTTGGGATGAATGCCGCGACTTCGCAGTTTTCATTGGCGGCCCCAATCCGGCGCTGCGCGACGACCAGGCCTATAGCCAGGCCCATTTTGATGCGGTCGTCGCCCGGCTCGGTGATCCGGCCCAGCTCAATCGCTACCAAACGGTGTTCATCGATTCGATCACTGTTGCCGGCCGGCTCTGCTTCCAATGGGCCAAGGGCCAGCCGGAGGCGTTCTCCGACAAGACCGGCAAGCCTGACATTCGCGGCGCCTACGGCCTGCATGGCCGCGAGATGATCGCCTGGCTGACGCATCTGCAGCACACGCGCTCAAAGAACATCTGGTTTGTCGGCATTCTCGACGAGAAGCTCGACGACTTCAATCGCAAGGTCTTCGTTCCGCAGATCGAGGGCGCCAAGACCGGCCTCGAACTGCCCGGCATCGTCGATGAAGTCATCAGCATGGTCGAGCTGAACGACGATGAGGGTAAGCCCTACCGCGCCTTCATCTGCCAGACGCTGAACCCGTTCGGCTTTCCCGCAAAGGACCGCTCCGGTCGTCTCAACATGATCGAACAGCCCGATCTTGGCCGGCTGATGGACAAGATCCGCAATGCCGCGCGCCAGGCTTTTGCTGCGCCGGCGGCAGTCGCCTCTACCCAATCCTCCTCCAATGCAGCTCAAGAACAAGGAGCCTGACTATGTCGGCATGGAACGATTTCAACGACGCACAGACCAACACCAACCTGATCCCCAAGGGTACGCTCGCCAAGGTGCAGCTCACCATCCGCCCCGGCGGTTTCGACGACCCCTCGCAGGGCTGGACCGGTGGCTATGCCACGCGCGGTTCGACCGGCGCTGTCTATCTCAACGGCGAGTTCACGGTGCTGGAGGGTCAATACGCCCGCCGCAAGATCTTCACGCTGATCGGCCTTTACAGCCCAAAGGGTCCGGATTGGGCCAATATGGGCCGGGCGTTCGTGCGCGGCATGCTCAACTCCGCTCGTGGCCTTTCTGACAAGGACCAAAGCGAGGCGGCACAGGCAGCACGCCGCATCTCGGGCTTTGCCGATCTCGACGGGCTCGAATTTGTCGCCCGCATCGACATTGGCACGGATGCCAACGGTGATGACAAGAATGAAGTCCGTGCTGCCGTGACGCCCGATCACAAGGACTACGCTGCGATCATGGGCCTGGTCAGGGCAACACCGCAGACCAACACCGCACAGGCTGGCGTTGCGCAGAACAATGCCTATGCCGAGGCCAAGCAGCAGGGCACTTCTCCCTCATCGCGCCCGTCATGGGCACAATAGAGCGAGGGCCCTGCAATGTTGCTTCGTCCCCGCCAGAAACTCTTTGTCGAGCGCAGCCTGTCTGCGCTCAACACCCACACCAACACGCTCGGCGTCGCTCCAACCGGTGCCGGCAAGACCATTATGCTGTCGGCCGTCGCCGGCAAGATGATTAGCGGTACTGACGCAAAGGCGGCTGTGCTAGCCCATCGTGATGAACTGACCGCTCAGAACCGGGACAAGTTCGCCCGCGTCAATCCTGCCATTACCACCTCGGTTGTCGATGCCAGTGACAAATCCTGGAACGGCCATGTCACCTTCGCCATGGTGCAGACTTTATCGCGCAGCACCAACCTCACCAATATGCCGGCGCTCGATCTGCTGGTCATCGACGAGGCGCATCACGCCACCGCCGACAGCTACCGGCGCATTATCGATCAGGCACTGAAGGCCAATCCGTCCTGCCGCATCTTCGGCGTCACCGCGACACCCAATCGTGGCGATCGCAAGGGCCTGCGCGAGGTCTTCTCCAATGTCTCCGACCAGATCCGCATCGGTGAGTTGATCCGTTCCGGCCATCTGGTGCCACCCCGTTCCTTCATCATCGACGTCGGCGTCAAGGAAGAACTGGTCAAAGTGCGCAAGACCGCCAGCGATTTCGACATGGGCGAAGTCGAGCGCATCATGAACCGCACGCCGGTCACCGATGCAGTCGTCAAGCATTGGAAAGACAAGGCCGCCGATCGGCAGAGTGTGGTGTTTTGCTCGACCGTCGATCATGCGCGCGGCGTCACCGATGCGTTCAACGCTGCCGGCATCACCGCCGGTCTGGTCCATGGCGAGATGGGAGATGGCGAGCGCAGGGCGGTGCTTACAGCCTATGCCGCGGGTGAATTGCAGGTTGTCGTCAATGTTGCCGTGCTGACCGAAGGTTGGGATCATCCGCCGACTTCCTGCGTAGTGTTGCTGCGTCCGAGCTCCTTCAAATCGACAATGATCCAGATGGTCGGGCGGGGCTTGAGGACCGTCGATCCCAACGAGCATCCGGGCGTCATCAAGACCGACTGCATCGTGCTCGATTTTGGCACCTCGAGCCTGATGCACGGCTCGCTTGAGCAAGAGGTCGATCTCGTCGGCGTTGATGCTTCCGGCGATGCACCGATCAAATGCTGCCCGCAATGCGACGCTGACATCCCACTTGGCTGTCAGGAATGCCCGCTCTGCGGTTTCGTCTTTGAAAGCATCGACGACGACAGCGGTGACGTTCCGCTGACCGATTTCGTGATGTCGGAGATCGACCTCCTGAAACGCTCAAGCTTTCGCTGGTGCGATCTGTTCGGTGACGATGCGGCCCTTATGGCCATCGGCTTCTCCGCATGGGCCGGTGTCTTTTTCCTCAATGGTCGCTGGTACGCGCTCGGCGCTAACAAGAAAACCGAGCCCCGCCTGCTGTCGATCGGCGAACGCATGGTTTGCCTTGCCACCGCTGACGACTGGCTGAACGAGCACGAAACCGACGAGAGCGCCCACAAGACACGGCGCTGGCTGTCGCAACCGCCCACCGACCGGCAGCTGGCGTACCTGCCGGCCGATTACCGGCACGATTTCGGGCTGACCCGCTACCAGGCTTCGGCGCTGCTCTCCTTCCAGTTCAACCGCAATGCCATCCGCAGCCTGGTTTTCGGTGCGGACGGACAGGATCTGGCGAGGGCTGCGTGATGATCGATCCGACCAAAGCTGAGCAGGCAGCGATCCGCAGCGCGATGAAGCCGCTTGCCGAGATCATGGAGGAGATCGGCTGGCAGACCCGGCTTGCCGATCTTTCCGAACAGCAGGTGCTGACCCTGATCGAGGTGACCGCCACCGGTTTCCAGGACGCGCTTCGTGAACACGCCGCCGCCAATCCCACCATCGATCCCGAGGTGCCGTTCTGATGCTGGACTATAATCACAAGCCCAAACCCGGCGAGCAGATTACCGCCCTGATCGATGCCGCCCTTGAAGCCGAACAAGCCGCCACGCCGCCACGCAACTACCTTGGCGGCTCCCGCCTCGGGCAGCCTTGCGAGCGCGCCCTGCAATATGAGTTTACGGCAACGCCCAAGGACGACGGCGCCGGCTTTACCGGCCAGACGCTGCGCATCTTCGCTATCGGCCACCAGCTCGAAGATCTGGCGATCCGTTGGCTGCGTGCAGCCGGCTTCGACATCTACACGCGCAAAGGCAATCGACCCGACGGCGACCAGTTCGGATTCTCGGTCGCAGGCGGCCGCATCCGTGGCCATGTCGATGGCATCATTGCTGCCGGACCCGAAGGTTTTGGTCTGGCCGTTCCCGCACTCTGGGAATGCAAGACCATGAACGCCAAGAACTGGCGCGCCTGCGTCAAGGACGGTGTAACGAAATCGAAGCCGGTCTATGCCACCCAGATCGCGGTCTACCAAGCCTATATGGAAGCACAGGTTCCCGGTATCTCGGCCGCGCCGGCGCTGTTTACCGCCATTAATAAAGACACAGCCGAGCTCCACCACGAGCTGGTGCCGTTCGATGCCGAGCGGGCTCAGACCGCCAGCGATCGCGCCGTGCGTATTCTTTCCGCCACCGATGCTGACGAACTGCTGCCGCGTATCGCCACCAATCGAGATTTCTTCGAATGCCGCTTTTGTCCATGGGCCGAACGCTGCTGGGGGTTGCCGGCATGAGCGACGAGCGCGACGACACCCTGGTCGAGGGTCCCCATCAACCGCAGATCCACCTGCAGGATCGCGAGGTGGAAGTACCTGTCACCGGCGAGATTGTCCACTTCAATCCCTGGCGCGACTTCAACGATGCGCCGCGCCAGATCGACGTGTTCGGCGACGAGCCGGACCACGAGCAGATCATCCAGTTCATGGATGTGGTGTTCGGCTATTGCGGAGGCCTGATTCCGGTTCGCAGCTTCATCGACAAGGGTCAGGGCTTTGACGGACGCCCGCACAATATCTGGATCGAGGCCGACAATAATGTTGCCGACAAGATGGCAACATTTGCCAATTGGGCCGGCCGCGAGGGGGCCGCCGTCTATGTCATTCCCGGCACCGTTGCCGCCAAGGGCCAGGCCAAGGCCGTCGACATCTTGCAGATGCAGACGGTGGTCGTCGACATAGACACCGGCGACATTGCCGCCAAGCGCGCCCATCTCGAGCGCCATCTCGGTTCTCCCACCATGGTGGTGGAAAGCGGTGGTGTAACACCCGAAGGCCAGCGCAAGGCCCATGTCTGGTGGAAGCTGAGCGAGCCGGCCGAGGGCAATGACATTGCCCGCATCTGCCGCCTGCGCGGCGACATCGCCGCCAAGGTCGGTGGCGACACGCACTTCCGCTCGGCGCACCAGCCGATCCGTGTCGCAGGTTCGGTCTACTACAAGAACAGTCTCAAGACGCAGGTGCGCATCGTCGAGCTGAACGCCACCCTCGAGCGCGACCTCGAGGAGTTCATCGAGGCGGTCGCCGACATGCCGCCCGTTCCGGGCATTTCGCTGCAGCCTGACTTCTCGACGCCCGACAAGCCTGCTGTCGCCGATGTGCTGGTGACGCCGGTACGCGAAGGCGCGCAGGATGACTGGTCACGCTTCGAAGGCGCCTCGGCAGCCATCGGCCACTACATCCGCATGGTGCATGACGGCCTCCTGTCGAAGGATGAGGGCTGGCAGGCGATCTGCGAATACAACGCCGCCATGCTGCGCCCGGCCTGGCCGGTGGAGCGGCTGAAGCGCGAGTCCGAACGGCTCTGGGCCATCCATGTCGAGAAGCATGGGCCCCCGCTGATCCGCCTCGACAGCGCGGCGCCCGCGCCGAACGCGCTTCCCACCTTCACCCTCGGCGCGCTGCTCGACGACACCAGCCCCATGCCCGAGGATATCATCGCGCCACGCGCGCTGACGCCGGGTGGGCTGCTGGTGCTCGGCGGCGCGCCGAAGGTCGGCAAGAGCGACCTCCTGATCGCCTGGCTCGTGCACATGGCGGCGGGCGCGCCTTTCCTCGGCTTCACACCGCCGCGGCCATTGCGCATCTTCTATCTCCAGGCCGAGATCCAGTACCACTATTTGCGCGAGCGCATGCAGCAGATCGGGTTGCCGTCCGACATGCTGGCCGCCGCGCGCGACAATCTCGTCGCCACGCCGAAGCTGCAGATGCTGCTCGACACCGAGGGCAGCATGCGCGTCGCCGCAGCGATCCGCAGCGCCTTTGCCGCCGAGCCCGTCGACATCATCTGCATCGACCCGATCCGCAACCTCTTCGACGGCGGGCCGGATGGCGGCGGCGAGAACGACAACGACGCCATGATGTTCTTCCTGAAAGAGCGGGTCGAGGTCCTGCGCGATCACATCGATCCCGACTGCGGCGTCATCCTCGTCCATCATACGAAGAAGCTGTCGAAACAGCAGGTCAAGGACGATCCGTTCCTGGCGCTCTCGGGCGCCAGCGCGCTGCGCGGCTTCTACACCACCGGCCTCATCCTGCATCGGCCCGACGAGGGCTCGTCCCACCGTCGCCTCGAGATCGAGCTCCGCAACGGTCCGGCGCTGCCCGCCAAGCTCGTCGACAAGGTCAACGGGGCTTGGACTGAGATCAATCCCATGAACGAGCGGCTGGTTCGTGCCGAGGTTGGCGCGAAGCATGACGCCGAGCGCGTGCGCAAGGGCGATGTGATCCTCGGCCTGCTCTATGACGAAGCTCGTCACGGCAAGGTCTACACGATGACGCAATTTGCCGAAGCCTTCGAGAACACCGGAGGACTGGGCGGGCAGTCGATCATCCGCGATCGGCTGGGAGTATTGACGACCAAAGGCGCGGTCAAGTTTGTGCGCGGGGCTGCTGCCACCCGGATCGGGCTTGCCGCCGAGCGAAGCAAATACGGCTACCTGTGCGTCGAAGGCATGGCATTTGCCACCGGCCGCGACGCCATCGACCCTGAAACCGGCGAAGTCGCACCGGAGCTTATTCCGGTTCTGCCCAGCCACTTCAAATGCCCACAGACCGGTGCCGTCCTGCCCGTCGAGAACCCTGCCGTCTGGGTTTATCAGGGAGAGGATTTGGCATGACCTACACGCTCTCCTGCTTGCAAAATCTGGTCGGCAATTTCCGAAATCTGCACCAGATTTTGCAAAATCTGCTCTCCCCGCGAAATCTGGAATCTGGTTTTATCTGTTTAAAATCAATGACTTGGAAAGTTATTTCCAGATTTCGGAAGGAGCTTTCCGGAATCTGCTCCGCAATCTGGAATTATTCAATGCAATCAATGACTTCTAAGCAGATTCCAGATTTCGGAAAAGCACCCCTAAAGGGGTGGGTGGACTCCCCCGCAAGGCGGGAGGTCCACCACCCACCCCTGGGCAAATTTCTCGGGCTCAAATCTGGGTTCGAGACACCATCCGACGGCAGCGACCTTCTGTCCGCGCGGCACCAGGCCGCCGTCATCCACCAGAAAAGCCAACCCAAGAAGGAGGCTGATCATGGCTGATCCGATTCAGCGCATTGCGGACAACGGGACAATCCCTGCGCTGCCGCTCGGCGCGCCCGGTAACCGCTGCATCCTCGCCCTCGACCTCGGCACCACCACCGGGTGGGCATTGCGTAGCGCAGACGGACTGATCACCAGCGGCGCGCTGTCGCTGCGCCCCGGCCGTTTCGATGGCGGCGGTATGCGCTATCTGCGTTTTGCCAACTGGCTGACCGAGATCGACCGGCTGTCAGGGCCGATGGCCACCATCTGGTTCGAAGAGGTCCGTCGACATCTGGGCACCGATGCCGCCCATGTCTATGGCGGGCTGATGGCAATGCTCACCGCATGGGCCGAGCAGCATGGCGTGCCCTATCAGGGCGTTCCGGTCGGCACCATCAAACGTCACGTGACGGCCAAGGGCAATGCCGGCAAGGAGGCGGTGCTTGCCGCCATCCGTGCGCGCGGTTTCAGCCCAGCCGATGACAATGAGGCCGATGCCATTGCCATCCTGCTGTGGGCGATCGAGACGAACGGGGGGCTGGCATGATAGGCATGCGGTTCACCCCGAAGGGCTACGGCGGTCAGCGCCGGGATCCCGAGCAGGTCAAGCGTGAAGGCTGGCAGGAACAGGGCATCCTCGCGGTCTCCGCCGATGACGACCGTCTCACTTGGCCCGAGCGCGAACTGGTGCGTCAGCTGGGCGAAAAGCTCTATGGTCCGCGCCCTTTGGGCCGGGAGGCACGCCATGGCTGACCGCATCTGGACCGCCGACGACGTTGCCGATCATTTCGAGGAGGCGTTCCGCACCTTGCGTAAGCTGCCACCGGTGAAGGCACAGGGCTACTTCAACATCTGGCCCGACATCGTACGGACCAACCGCGAGATCGCGTTCATGGAACCCGAGCCGATGCGGGCCTGGCCCTCGTCCGCGGCGATCACCCGGCTCGAGCAGACTTTTGATTGGATGCCGTGGATCGACGAGGGCGAGCGAAAGCTGGTCTGGAGACGCGCTGCCCGTGTGCCCTGGAAACTAATCAGCCATGAGCATGGCTGCGATCGAACCACAGCGTGGCGGCGCTGGCAGCTCGCTCTCACCAAAATTGCAGCGCGGCTCAATGCGCGGTGACTCTAATGTGTTGCAACACTTTTCTATGCAACAAACGAGGGCAAATCAGCTATAGTTTCGACTATGCTCGGGAGAGTAGCGCCCGCGACGGAGACGATCCATCGCGGGCGTTGTCGTTTCCAGCACCGTCGTCATTGTCACCATCATTGAGATCAGCATCATGCCCGTTCGTCCTCCGCTCCATCGCCCGGTTGGCCGGCGCGAAAAGCGGGAGCGCGATCGGGACTACGCTCGCAAGCGGGATCCGCTGGCCCGTGCGCTCTATCGCTCGAAGCGCTGGCGAACGGAACGCGCCGCCTTTCTGCACGATCATCCGCTGTGCGTGGAATGCGCGCGTCACGATCTGATCCGCCCGGCAAGCGTCGTTGATCATATCGATCCGCATGGCGGTGACGAGACCGTGTTCTGGGATCGCAGCCGCTGGCAGGCGCTGTGCGCATCGTGCCACGGCAGGAAGACGGCTGCGAAGGATGGCGGCTTCGGCAATGCGCGGCGCTGCTCGTAGGCCCCCCGGGGAGGTCAAATCTCTGGAGAGTTCGACCCCAGGACCGCGCGCCACCAACAGCGCATCCGTGGCCAAAATGGCGATGGGGGGTGCGCAACCAGGATGTTGATTTCATTGGATACAGACAATGGCAGTCGCTGAAACCGCGCACATCGGCGCCGACGACCACGCACGCCAACTTTCGGTCGAATACCGGCCGCTCGACAGCCTGGTGCCCTATGCGCGCAATGCCCGCACGCATTCGGATGCGCAGGTGGCCGAGATCGCCGGGTCGATCCGCGCCTTCGGCTTCACCAACCCGGTGCTGATTGCCGAGGACGGCACGTTGATCGCTGGCCACGGCCGCGTGCTTGCCGCGCGCAAGCTCGGTATGGAGACGGTGCCGACGATCGTGCTGACGGGTCTGTCGGAGACGCAGCGCCGCGCGCTGGTGCTTGCCGACAACCGCATTGCCATGAATGCCGGCTGGGACGAGGAGCTGCTGGCGCTCGAGCTCTCCGACCTGCAGGAGGCCGGCTTTGACCTTGGCCTCACCGGCTTCGGCGACGACGAGTTGCAGAACCTGCTTTACGGCAGCCATGACGAACAGGATGGGCTGACCGAGGACGACGCCATTCCGGAAGTTCCGGCAACGCCTGTCACACGGCGCGGCGATCTGTGGCTGCTGGGTGATCACCGGCTGCTGTGCGGTGATAGCACCTCGCCGGAAGATGTTGGTCGCCTGATGAACGGCGAACGGGCGGCGCTGTTTGCCACCGATCCGCCCTACCTGGTCGATTATGACGGAACCAACCATCCGACAAAGAAAACCGCCTCGGCGCGGGCGAAGAAAATCGCCAACAAGGACTGGGGCGACGATTATATCGAGCAGCCGCACTGGGATGATTCTGCCCAAGGACCGCAGTTCTACGAGGCCTTCTGCAAGGTGGCGATCGAGCATGCCATTGCCGAGGATGTGGCATGGTATTGCTGGCACGCCTCGCGCCGCCAGCGCATGCTGGAAACGGTCTGGGATCAGTTCGATGTGCTGCATCACCAGCAGATCATCTGGGCCAAATCGCGCCCGGTGCTGACGCGCTCGGTGATGCTGTGGGCGCATGAGCCGTGCCTGTTCGGATGGCGTCGCGGCAAGAAGCCCCGCATCAACCGCGAGGGGTTCGAGAGCTGGCCGACGACGGTGTGGAACATCCCATCCTCGGAGATCGAAACCCGCGAGCATCCGACTTCGAAGCCGGTGCGCGTGTTCACGCTGCCGATGCAGCTGCACACAAGACCGGGCGACATCTGCTACGAGCCGTTCTCCGGTTCGGGCTCACAGCTGATCGCCGGCGAGAAGACCGGCCGCCGCGTCTATGGCCTCGAACTGTCGGAGGCCTTCTGCGATGTGGTCGTCAAGCGCTGGCAGGCATTCACCGGCAAGGCGGCCAGGCTCGATGGCGACGGCCGCCGTTTTGATGAGATCGCGGCCGATCGAGTGCCTGATGCCGGGACCGCGACCGGGGATGCGGCAGCGGCATGAAGCAATCCCGCACCATGTCTCTGGTGGAGTCGCTGGCCAACGTCGCCGTCGGTTACGGCGTAGCGGTGATCACGCAGATGCTGGTGTTCCCGCTGTTCGGGTTGTCCACCACGCTGGCCGACAACATGGCCATGGGCGCGATCTTCACCGTGGTGTCGATCGCGCGCAGTTTTACATTGCGGCGGGTGTTCGAAGCGGTGCGCATTCGTAGTGACGGCACAGGATAAATGTATGGAGAAGCCACCATGGCGGGACGCAAGCCGCTGCCGACACATCTGAAGCTGGTGAAGGGCACGGCCCGTCCGCATCGCCTGAACAAGGCCGAGCCGAAGCCGGTGGTGGCGACGCCCGAACCGCCTGACCATCTCGATGAAGCCGCCAAGCTGAAGTTCACCGAAATGGCGGAACTGCTTGCCCGCCACGGTGTCATGACGGAATTGGATGCCGGCGCACTCGCCCGCTACGTGGTGATCTGGCGACGCTGGCTGGAGGCGGAGCAGGAAGTGAAGCGCCGTGGGCCGGTGGTGAAGACGTCGAATGACAACATCATCCAGAACCCGTTCTTGGCTGTGGCCAACAAGTGCCTGGCGCAGATGGCGCAGATCGAGAGTGAATTCGGACTGACGCCGTCCAGCCGCTCGCGCATCCGTATGGCGGAACCCGCCGAGACGAGCGATCCGTTCGAGGAGTTCCTGAACCGTGGCCGCAAAGCCTAGTTCCCGTGCTTCGCGCCCACTGGACGGGAGCGGCAGGAAAGCACCACCCTGTCCGGTTACAGCCTATGCCCGTGCGGTGGTTGGCGGCCGGATCGTCGCCGGCCGGCTGGTGCGTCTGGCCTGCGAGCGGCACCTCGCGGACCTGAAGGTGGGGGTAAAACGCGGCCTGGTCTGGGATGGCGCTGCGGCACGTCATGCGATCGACTTCTTCGGCCATCTGCGCCACTCGACCGGCGAATGGGCCGGCGAGCCCTTCGTGCTGCAGGACTGGCAGCAGTTCGTCGTCGGCTCGCTTTATGGCTGGAAGCGCAAAGATGGATTGCGCCGCTTCCGCACGGCCTATGTCGAGGTGGCGCGCAAGAACGGCAAGTCGGTGCTTCTGGCCGGCACGGCGCTCTATGCGCTGATCGCCGATGGCGAGCCCGGTGCGCATGTCTATTCGGCGGCAACGACGCGCGATCAGGCCAGGATCGTCTTTGGCGAGGCCGAGCGCATGGTGGCGGCGAGTTCGGCGCTGCAATCGAGGATCACACGCACGGTGAACAATCTGGCCGTGCTGCCGACCTCGTCCTGGTTCAGGCCGCTGTCGGCGGACGCCAGCAAGATGGACGGTCTCAACATTCACTTTGCCGCCGTCGACGAGGTGCACGAGCATCCCGGACCGGAGATCATCCAGAAGCTCAATACGGCGACCGGTGCGCGGCGCCAGCCGCTGATCTTCGAGATCACGACGGCCGGCTATGATCGCCATTCGGTCTGCCGCCAGCATCACGAGTTCTCGGTCAAGGCGCTCGAAGGCACGCTGCCGACGGAGTCGTCGGACAGCTGGTTTGCCTATATCGCCACCATCGACGAGGGCGATGACTGGACCGACGAAAAGGTCTGGGTGAAGGCCAATCCGAGCCTTGGCGTGACGGTGAAGCTGGATGACCTGAAGCGGCAGATCGACGAGGCCAGGGAAATGCCGGCGCAGCAGAACGCGATCCGGCGGCTGCGCCTGAACGAATGGACCGAGCAGGTCACCCGCTGGCTCGACATGAGCGTGTGGGAGGAAGGCGGACTGCCAGCTGCCACCGACTGGCGCATCGTCAAACACGAACTGGAGGAACTGGAAGGCAAGCTGCTGGGGCGTGAATGCTATGGCGGGCTCGATCTTGCCCGCGTCAACGATCTGTCGGCCTTCGTGCTGGTCTTCCCGCCGACACTGGATGAAACGCTTGGAAAGCTTGCCGACAAATGGATCGTCACCTGCCGGTTCTGGATTCCCGAGGACGACATAGTCCGCCGTGTGCGGCGCGACCGCGTGCCCTATGACGTCTGGCGTGATCAGGGATTCCTGACCGCGACACCCGGCAATGCCACCGACTTTGCCTTCATCGAGGCCGAGATACTGGAGCTGGCCTCACGCCATGATCTGCGGGAGCTGTCCTATGATCGCACCTTTGCCGGCGAGATCGTCCAGCATCTGCAGGATGAAGGCTTGAACCTGGTGCAGTTCGGACAAGGGTTTTTGTCCATGGCGGCACCCACGGCGGAGCTGGAGCGGCTTTCGGTGTCACGCTCGCTCTGGCATGGCGGCCATCCCGTGCTGCGATGGAACGCCTCCAATGTTGCCGTGCGCCATGATCCGGCCGGCAACATCAAACCGGACAAGGAGCGCTCGAGCGAGCGCATCGACGGCATTGTCGCCATCTGCAACGCGCTCGGGCGGGCGCTGGCCCGCGACGTCAATGCCGGCCGCTCGGTCTATGAGACCCGCGGCATCCTGATGCTGTAAAGAGCTGACGAAAGAACCCAATGGCATTCTGGTCGAACTGGTTCGGCGGCGCAAAACCGCCGGCCGCATCTCCGCGCGCGTCGTTCCAGGATGCGGGTGGCGGGATCGTCATCACCACGGCGCAGCAGCTGGAAGAGGCGCTGCGCTCGGGAACGGTGACCGCCTCGGGGGCTGCGGTGACGCCCGACAGCGCCATGCGGGTGGCGGCCGTCTATGCCTGTGTGCGCATCATCTCGGGTGCTGTGGCGACATTGCCGCTGCACATCAAGCGCCGGGTGGATGAGCGCACCCGCGAAGACGCCTCCGACACGCCGATCTGGACGGTGCTGCGACGACGGCCGAACCGCTGGCAGACGCCGTCGCAGTTCCGCCGCATGCTGCAGGCGCATCTGCTTTTGCGCGGCAATGCCTACGCCATGATCGTGCGGTCACGCGGACTGGTGCAGGAACTGATCCCGCTGCATCCCGACCGGGTCGAGGTCAGGCAGACGGACGATCTGGCGCTGGAATACATCTACACCCGCCAGGACGGACGGCGCACCCGGCTCCGCCAGGATGAGGTGTTCCATCTGGTCGGGCTGACGCTGGATGGCGTTCATGGCGTGTCGGCGATTGCCTACGCCCGCGAGACCATCGGGCTGTCGCTGGCCATGGAAGACCATGGTGCAACCACCTTCCGTAATGGCGCCCGCGTCAGCGGCGTATTGAAACATCCGAACAAGCTCGGGCCCGAGGCGGTCGCCAATCTCAAGGCCGGGCTCGAAGAGTTCCGTTCCGGCGGCGAGCAGGAGGGAAAGAACCTGATCCTCGAAGAGGGCATGGACTATGCCCGCATCGCCATGACGGCCGAGGATGCGCAATGGCTGGAGGCCAGAAAGTTCAGCCGCACCGACATTGCCATGTTCTTTGGGGTGCCGCCGCACATGATCGGCGACACGGAAAAGAGCACGTCCTGGGGCACCGGCATCGAGCAGCAGTCGATCGGCTTTGTCGCTTATACGCTCGAAGACCATCTGACCATGTGGGAAGAGGCCATCAACCGCGACCTGATTGGTGCGGATGACAAGCTTTATGCCCGCTTCAACCGGGCGGCGCTGGTCAAGGGCGACATCAAGGCGCGCTGGGAGGCTTACGTCAAAGGCCTGCAATGGGGCGTCTACAGCCCGAACGAAATCCGCGCGCTCGAAGACCAGAACCCGCGCGATGGCGGCGATGTCTTTTATCCGCCGCCCAACACGTCGGGAACGCCGGCGGACGGCAATGGCGACAATGATCGACCGCCCATGGAAAAGGACACTGACACATGAGCCTTCGCAAACTGCCCGAGGCACGGACGTTCCCTCGGCCGCAGAACTACCAGTGGGATACGCCGAGCGGCGTGCTGACGAAATGGGCCGAGCATCCGCTGGCCGCGGTGCCCGGTGCAGATGGTGACACCACCATCTCCATGTTTGACGTCATTGGCGAGGATGGCTGGTCCGGTGGTGGCGTCACCGCAAACCGCATCTCGGCAGCGCTCCGTTCGATCGGCAATCGCGACGTCATCGTGCGCATCAACTCGCCGGGTGGCGACATGTTCGAGGGGATCGCGATCTACAATCTGCTCCGCGCCCATCCGGCGAAAGTCACGGTCGAGGTGCTGGGCTGGGCAGCGTCGGCCGCTTCCATCATCGCCATGGCCGGCGATGTGATCCGCATGGGGCTCGGCTCCTTCATGATGGTGCACAATGCCTGGGGTCTGGTCATCGGCAACCGCCATGACCTGCGCGAGGCCGCCAGCCTGTTCGATGGCTTCGATGCGGCACTTGCCGACATCTACGAAGCCCGCACCGGCATGGATCGCGTCAGCATCGAACGGCTGATGGATGCCGAGACCTTCATGACGGCAGCGCAGGCCGTCGAATATGGCTTTGCCGATGCCGTCGACGATGGCGTTGCAGCGTCTTCCGGCGATGCCAAAAGCACAGACCGGCGGTTGATGGCACGCCGGCAAACCGAGGCCGCGCTCGCGAAGGCCGGCTTCACCCGCACCATGCGCTCCGAGATGCTCTCGGAGTTGATCGGCTCGGCCACGCGTGATGCAGGCCAGCCTTCCGCCGCGCGCGATGCAGGCGACAATCCCGAACTGAATGCCGCCGCCCTGCAGCGGCTGATCGACACCATCAGATCATAGGAGACCCGAGATGGGTATCGAACTGAACCCCGGTGGCCGCGGGCCAGTCCGGGGTATCCTCGGCGTGCGCGCCGAAACCGGCAGTGCCACCAAAATCCTGGCCGAACTGCAGAAGACCTTCGAGGACTTCAAGGTCGAGCGCGACAAGGAACTCGCCGACATCCGGGCCGGCATGGCCGATGTGGTCCAGACCGAAAAGGTCGACCGCATCAATGCCGAGATCACCGCCCTGCAAAAGGCCCTCGACGAGACCAATGCCGCGCTGGCAGCGGTCAAGGTCGGCGGGGTGGGTGGCCCGGCTGACCCCGACAAGGCCAAACATGCCCAGGCCTTCGACCGCTTCTTCCGCCGCGGCGTCGATGCCGGCCTGCGTGATCTCGAGGTCAAGGCCAAGCTGACCACCCAGTCCGATCCTGACGGCGGCTACCTGGTGCCGGAAGAGACCGAGGCCGGGATCGACCGGGTGCTCGGCACCGTCTCCACCATCCGCTCGCTCGCCCGCACCATCTCGATCTCGACCAGTACCTACAAGAAGCTGGTCAATATGGGCGGGGCGACGTCGGGCTGGGTTGGCGAGGAACAGGATCGTCCTGGCACGGCCACGCCGACCTTGCGTGAGATCGCCATCAATACCGGCGAGATCTACGCTATGCCCGGCGCCACGCAGACCTCGCTCGACGATGCCCGCATCGATCTGGCCGCATGGCTGGCCGAGGAAGTGGCGATCGAGTTCGCCGAACAGGAGGGCGCTGCCTTTGCCCATGGCGACGGCATCAACAAGCCGCGCGGCATCCTTGCCTATGACACGGTGGCCAATGCCTCCCATGCCTGGGGCAAGATCGGCTTCGTCGCTTCAGGCAAGGCTGACGGCTTTGTTGCGGCGACCGCCTCGGCCAATCCTGCCGATTGCCTGATCGACCTCTACTATGCCCTGAAATCCGGCTACCGGAACGGAGCCTCCTGGCTGATGTCGGATGCGACCATGAACACGGTGCGCAAGTTCAAGGACGCCGAAGGCGCCTATGTCTGGGCGCCACCCTCCGGCCCTGCACAGGTGGCCACCATCCTCGGCAAGCCGGTCCATACCGACGACAATATGCCGGCGGTGGCGGCCAATGCCTTTCCCGTCGCCTTCGGCGACTTCGGCCGCGCCTATCTGATCGTCGACCGCATCGGCATCCGCGTCCTGCGCGATCCCTACACCGCCAAGCCGAACGTGCTGTTCTACACCACCAAGCGCGTCGGCGGCGGCGTGGTCAACTTCGAGGCGCTCAAGCTGCTGAAGATCAGCACCTGATCCACATGGCGGGCGGCTCCGGCTGCCCGTCTCTTCACAATTCCCATTCATCGAAAGGACTCCTGTCATGAAGGACGGTATCTCCGGCCTCAGCCTGGTTGCGTCTCTGGTTCCGGCCGTGGTCACGGCCACCACCAAGGGCAGCCATGCCGATCTGCAGGGCTACAACGCGGCAACGCTGATCATCACCACCGGGGCGATTGCCGGCGACGGCGTGTTCGACGTGAAGCTGCAGCATGCCGACACCACGGACGACGGCGACTTCACCGACGTTGCCGCAGCCGACCTCCAGGGCACTCTACCGGCAGCGCTCGAAGCCGACACGGTCTGCAAGCAGGGCTACAAGGGCAACAAGCGCTACATTCGTGCCGTCATCACCAAAACCTCCGGCACGTCGATTGCCGCGGGTGCGATCTTTGCGCTCGGCCATCCCCACGACGCGCCGGTCGCCTGATCGGTCAGAGCGGCCAGACAGTCGGCAGCGCCGAGATTCTGGCCACCCCCCGTTCATCAACCTGTTGGAAGACAGCCATGCTCGCTCCCGTTCGCACGGTTGCGCCCGCGACCATGCCGGTGTCGCTGGCCGAGGCCAAGGCCCATCTGCGTGTCGAACACGACGACCAGGACGACCTGATTACTGCCCAGATCAGGGCCGCGACCGCATGGCTCGACGGCTGGTCCGGCATTCTCGGGCGGGCGCTGATTACCCAAACCTGGCGACAGGAGTTCGGCCGCTTTGCCGATCACCTGCCATTGCCGCTGGCGCCGGTCACCGCGATCGACAGCGTCAGCTACTTCGATGCCGGCAATGTGCAGCAGACATTGGACACCGGCGTCTACGATCTGTTTGCCGACGCGCGCGGTGCCTATGTCACCCTGCGTCCGGGACAATCCTGGCCGGCCACCTTCCGTCGCGCGGATGCCGTCTCGATCATCTTCACCGCCGGCTATGGCGCGGCGGCCGACGTGCCGGAGCCCATCCGCCAGGCCATCCTGCTCATCGTCCAGCGGCTCTATGATGGCGCTGACACCGAGATCGACGTCTCCATCGAGCGCACCGTTCATGCCTTGATTGCGCCCTACCGAAAAAGTCCGCTCTGATGGCCAGAATCACCGCCAATGCCCTGCGCGACCGCGTCCGCCTCGAAAAGCGCGAGGAGATCGATGATGGCTATGGCAACACCTATGGCCAGTGGGTGCCACAGTTCGAGCGCGACGCCTGCATCCTGCCCTCCAAGGGCGGCGAGACGGTCATTGCGTCGCGCCTGCAGGAGGTACAGCCGGCGCTGATCATCGTGCGCTTCGATGCCGAAACCGCAACCATCACCGCCGCCTGGCGCCTGATCGATGCCCGTTCCGGCATGATCTACAACATCCGCACCGCCGCCGACATGGAGCGCCGCCGCCGCTTCATCACCATGCTGTGCGAGGCCGGTGTCGCGACCTGATCCGTCCACGGACTGCCCTGCAGGTGATGGCCGCCACCGTGCGCGGTGAAATCCTGCTTGCTTGAAGCCAGGAGGGTCAGCGTCCGACCGGCCGGCAATCGGCACGAAGGAAGCAGCAATCATCGAAAGGACAGCATCATGGATCGTTCGCGTTTCTACGCGGCGCTGCGGCGTCGTGATTCCGGTGTCTTTGGCACCTCGCTCACGCAAGTGCAGGTAGACCGGCTGGAGGCAATTCTGGCGCTGCTCGACGCAAAACGTATCGAACTGGCGCAGGCCGCCTACATCCTCGCCACAGCCTATCATGAAAGCGACCGCTTCCGCACTATTGAGGAATATGCGTCGGGCGCTGCCTATGAGGGGCGGGCCACGCTCGGCAACACGCAGCCGGGCGATGGGGTTCGGTTCAAGGGACGCGGCTTCGTTCAGATCACCGGCCGGCGCAACTATACCGATTGGGCCAATCGTCTCGGCGTTGATCTGGTCGGCAACCCGGCACTCGCCGCCCGGCTCGATCATGCGACCACGATCCTGATCGACGGCATGATGCTCGGCACCTTCACCGGCAGGAAGCTGCCCGATTTCGTGACGGGTGCGAAGAAGGACTATGTCGGCGCGCGCCGCGTCGTCAACGGCACCGAAAGGGCGACGATGATAGCCGGATACGCCCATGCGTTCGAGAAGGCGCTGGCTGGTGCGGGCTACGATGCCGCCGCGTCGCGGTCGCCGACCGCGCCGACACCGACGCCCAAGCCTGCACCCATCGACATCGCACCGGGTGCCGGAAGGCGCGACCTGCCCGCCGCCGTGATCCTTGTCATCATCGTCCTGATGCTGGCCGCGGTGGCTGCATCCATGTTCGGAGGCTGACATGAGCACGCTCGCGTCCATCCTGCTCACGGCGGCCGGCGATCTTGCCGGCCCCGTCATCAGGAAGATCCTTGGCGACAGGCTCGGCGGGGCCGGTGGCGAACTCGCCGGCAAGGTGATCGACGTGATTGCCGAGAAGGCCGGCGTCCCGGCCGAGGCGCTACCTGACCAGCCCCCTGACGATCTGCAAGAGGCTATCGTCGCGGCCGAGCCGGAAGCGGCCGACATTCTCATGGCCCATGTCGAAAGCCAGCGGCTCATGAATGAGACGCTGAAGGCCGAACTGGACAAGGGCGGGCCGACATGGACGTGGGCATGGCGGCCAAGCTGGATGTGGCTGCTGGCGTTCGTCTGGCTCTATGCGCTCATCTTGCGTCCATTGGCGAATGCGGCATTCGGCGCTGCAATCGAGGCCGTCGATCTCACCATCCTCATGACGCTGACCGGCGTCTTCACCGGCCTCTACATGGGCGGCCACACCGCCAAGAGCATCATGTCCGGATTGCGGAGGCACCCCGATGACTGACCAGACACCAAAGCGATTCGAGGACCTGCCCGAGGAAACGAAAGCTTTCCTGCTTGCCCTGCGCCCCGACGAGGTGAAGACGCTCGACGACGGCATTCGCCTGGTCCGCTCGATCAACACCGTGTCCGCATTCGTCAAATGGATCATCGTCGGCATTCTCGGTATTGCCGTCGGCATCGCCATGTTCGGCGAAAGCATCTCGAAAATCGTCAAATGGTTCCAGACGTCAGGATGATCGGGACTGGAGACGGCCGGCCACCTTGCCTGGTGCCGACGCCTACCTCCTCAGTGCTCCGCTGCTATACAAGATCAATTCAAGCACCACGGCGCGCATGCGCGGACGGCTGGTGCCGAACGGCAGATATTGAGCCCGAGCAGAATACAGTTTTTGCTTTCTGATAAAGCGGCGATAGTGTGTGGTGGGAGGCGGTACTATGACGTCGGAAGATCAGAAAAATGTGGCGATTGATGTGACAGCGGTCGAGACGCCCCAATCACCGGGGATCTTCGCCGATATTGCGTCCAGCTTCACCTATGCTTCCTATCAGAACGCCATTCCCGTTCTTCGGCGCGTCGGCGTCGAAAACCGTTCGGATCGTCAGGTCGACTCGCTCCGACTGGAGCTGTCGTCCACGCCCGCTTTCCTGCGCCCCAAGACGTGGACGATCGATCGCGTCATTCCCGGCGATCACCTCCCGCTCGGCGATCGGAAGGTGGAACTCGATGCAGGCTATCTGGCCGGGCTTAACGAGGCCGAACGAGGCGAGATTGGCCTGACCCCATAG